TCCTTTCCGCCCTCCAGCTTCGGCTGCGGCGAAGGCGTTGAGAACATTTAGTACAAACCAGCCAGGTCCTAGTCCCATTGGGGCCCCACACGTCATGAGGCATTTTCCGTGATATAGTGTGTCGCAATTATATTCTTTTATGATATTGTCGACGACTTCGTTAGCCCACCAGGGTGCGCGATCTTCTAAGGCATATATCGCTCTCTTTAACACTCTTTTGCACAGATCAATGGAAATGTAGTCTGTACTTTTGGCGAAATCTGCGCTATAAATTATATTATCAGCAGAGCTTCCAGGTCTGAGGGTTAACTTTTCTCGTCCTCTTAGGATTTCTCGCGTAATAGCGAACTTTTTAAGGTACGGCATGAGGAAGCTTGTTAAACTTCGGGCTAAGTAGGAATTATTGGCTGAATTGACGGTCGCAACACGTATTTTGTTCGCGGTCACGAAAGGGAAGATCTTCGCTTCTGTTTGCCAGCGACTCTCATGGAGAGCGTTTGTAAATAGCTGACATAAGTCTCCTTTCTGGCTGTGGGCCCACGTGATGTGTGCACCTCCGTCTTTTCGGCCTTGCTCTAGGCAAGCAGACGTCGAAGGTATAGGTAGAACGCTATTGAATTGTTTATGTTTAAGCGGTTTAAGAAGGTAATCCACGAACTTGTCCAGTTTGGACAGAATTTTTTCGTTCGGTACTTCTTGAACTCTGCATAAGCGTTCGATGGCTTCTCTCTCTGCATTTTCCATTGCTTCTTTTTCAATTTTTATCACAATCGATCGGGCGAAACTCGAGGCCAAAAAGTAATTTATACTTGGCAATCCACGGTTTCCCCATTGATATGCACGATTGTCTGGATTCATGCTGCGTTCCCGAGCTCGCTCTGAGATGGTTTTTCCAACTGTTTCGGGGTTCGCGATGAAGGATAGTACTATGTGGATGGCGAGCCGGATCCTTCGGCGATTATTTGGAGAGAAGATTCCTTTCGAGGAGATCTTTCCGTATAGTAATTCAATGAAGGTTAAAATCTGGTTCCAGTTGTCTCTTAGTACGCGTATTTTTGCTGGATCCGAATAATCATTTTTAATCACTACGGCGCAAACCTCATGGAAGGTAGGCGACTTTTTATAAGGTCGTCCATCACTGTTTAACATGACTTGCGTCGAATTGTGGCGTTTATTCTTATTTAATTCGAATAACAACCCACATAAAGCGTTCAGGGTATTCTTGCAAGCAAGAGCCCTTATGCCCAACATCAGAAATTCTCGAATGGTCCTCACATAGTGAGGGGTGCCAGAAGGTTTAGTCTGAGC